ATCAACAAACTTACTTTCAAATATTTAGAGATGCAAACGCAGGTGCGGATACGTATACCGGAGTAGCAAGACTTTTAGGTATTAAAATATTCTTCACTACTGATGCAGCTAACGACGCATAAGGAATTTAGATATGAGAGATATAAAAAATAAACTTACTTCAAGTAAGAATACAAAAAATATACAATCTAAAAAAGGTAAATCTTTTGGTTATCAAGTTTTAGGATTTGGTTCTGGTGGATCTGCTGATGAATTTATTGCAGCAACCGGTGGAACAATTACAACTGTTGATACAAACTACAAAGTTCACACCTTTAATGGTAATGGTACTTTTGCTGTTTCAGCAGGATCAGGAGCCCTTGCTGTAGCTGATTATATGGTAATAGCTGCTGGCGGTGGTGGTGGATCATATGGTGGCGGTGGTGCTGGAGCAGGGGGTTATCGAGAATCACATGTTGATGCAACTTCAGGTCCCTATACAGCTAGTCCTTTAGCCTCATCTACATCTATAGAAATACTTCCAGGAAGTTATCCAATAGTAATAGGTGCCGGTGGAACTGGACACCCACAAACAGCTACAAATGGTGGTGTTTCAAGTGGCCTTGGAATAACATCTGCTGGGGGTGGTTTTGGTGGAAGAGATGATAATGATAATGGAAATCCAGGTGGTTCAGCTGGTGGTGGTGGAAGAAGAACAAATGGTGGTTCAGGAAATACACCTCCCGTTAGTCCCGCTCAAGGAACTAATGGTGGAAATGGTGTTGGACAACACCCAGGACCCGGAGCAGGTGGTGGTGGCGGTGGAGCAAATAATGCAGGTTCAGCTGGTGGGCCGGTAGGTGGGCAAGCTGGAAATGGTTCAGTAACTTCAATTAATGGAACACCAACAGCAAGAGGTGGTGGTGGCGGCGGCGCAGCAAGTAATTCTGGCGGTGGTGGTGGCGGTACAGGTGGCGGTGGTAATGGTGGAGAAGCAGCAAATAATGGACCAGGAAGTCCTGGTACAGCAAATACTGGCGGCGGTGGTGGTGGAGCATCTGATGATAGTTCACCCGTTGGTCAAGGTGGATCAGGAGTAGTTATTATAAGGTATCAATTTCAATAAGGATTAATATGGCACATTTTGCAAAAATATCAGAAACAAAAGAAGTATTAGCAGTTAATTCTGTAAATGATTCAGACATACTTAATGCTAATGGTGTTGAAGATGAAACAGTAGGACAACAATATTTACAAGAAACTAGTAATTGGCCTGCAGAACAATGGATTCAAACTTCATACAATACAAATAATAATACTCACAAAAATGGTGGTACACCCCTTAGAGGAAATTACGCAGGTATAGGTTTTATTTGGGATTCAGAAAATCAAATTTTTTGGGGCCAAAAACCTCATGCATCTTGGGTAAAAAATATTTCAGAAGCTAGATGGCAATCACCGATTGGTGATGCTCCAACATTAACAGATGAACAAGAATTACAAAACAGTAGTGCAAGATTTAATGAAAACGGAGATTTAACTACACCGGCTACCCATCATTGGAGATATCAGTGGAATGAGATAGGGCAGACGTGGGATTTGACAAATACTATAATATAAATTAAAAATAGTGGTGGTATGCAAAAGAAAGTATTAAGTGAACAGGCATTATATTTTGGTGATGTATCAATGCCGAAAAATTGGGAAATAGATTGTAATGAATTATCTCATTATATTTTACAATGTTCTTTTGATAATAAAAAATTTCCTTTTTGTAGAACTTGGGACAAGCTAACAACTTATGTGGTTGATCATATACATTTAAAACATAACGTTAAATTAATTAATAAAGAAACATGGGGCAATATTTATAAACCCAGCGAGATTACAATTCCATTATTAAATATAGATCCAGTAGATCTACGTAACTCTCCAGACTTTACATTACTCTATGGTGTAAAAGTTAAAGATTGTATGGTTAGAATACACTATGAAGATAATAGACGTAAAGGTAGAAGTTGGGACATAGAACTTAAAGATAACATGTTTATTATGTTTCCATCTACTAATATGTATTACCTAACTAACAATCAAAAAGATTCATTAAACTTTGTCCAAACAATAACTTATGAATCTATTTAATCATTATTGGTATTTTAAATCAGCTATTCCAGAACATATCTGTGATGATATTGTTAAATATGGTCATCAATTACAAGATCAAATAGCAGTCACGGGTGGTTATGATAATAAAAAACTAAACAAAAAACAAATAGTAAATTTAAAAAAGAAAAGAAATTCAGATGTTGTTTGGATGGATGATAAGTGGATTTATAAAGAAATTCAACCCTATATTCATAACGCAAATAAAAATGCTGGATGGAATTTTGATTGGAATCATTCTGAATCTTGTCAATTTACAAAATATAAAAAAGGACAATACTACGACTGGCATTGTGATAGCTGGGACAGACCTTATCAAAAACAAGGAGACCCTACTACTCACGGAAAAATTAGAAAACTTTCAGTGACAGTTACTTTATCAAATCCAAAAGAATATAAAGGAGGAGAATTAGAATTTGATTTTAGAAATAATGACCCCGATAAAAAATCAAATATAAGAAAATGTACAGAAATATTACCAAAAGGTTCTTTAGTTGTATTCCCTAGTTTTATATGGCATAGGGTATGTCCTGTAAAAAGTGGAGAAAGAAACAGTTTAGTAATTTGGAATTTAGGATACCCTTTTAAATAATATGCTTAAACAATATAAATTACCTAAAGAAAGTTTTATTGGTGGATGGTTTATTCCTAAAAAAATTTGTGACAAATTAATATCTTATTATGATAAGTTTAATTCACATGTTGTACCTGGAACTATAGGAGATCGTAACGTACTCAAGTCGGTTAAAGATTCTATGGATTTATTTATTGAACCAAATAATCAAGATAAAGAAATTATTGAGTACCAACAAGTTTTACAAAAAGTTTTAAATTTATATATGAAAAGATACCCTGAAGTAAATAAATATGATAAATTTGCTGTTTCAGGATCTAATATTCAAAAGTATTCAAAGAACGGTGGATTTAAATCATTTCATTTTGAAAGATCTGGTAAAATAGTTTCAAAAAGAGTTTTAGTTTTCATGACATATTTAAATGATTTAGAAAAAGGAGGCACTGAATTTAAATATCAAAAGATTACTACACCCTCTAAAAAAGGTCTTACTTTAATTTGGCCTACAGATTTTACACATACCCACAAAAGTGAAATTGTAAATAAAGAAAAAATAATAATAACAGGATGGTTATCTATAATATGAGTTTTAAAAAAAATAAATACACGGTGTTAAAAAAAGCAATTTCAACTGAATTAGCGGATTTTGTTTATAAATATTTTTTAAATAAAAGAAACACAGCAAAATTTTTATTTGATCAAAAATATCTATCTCCCTTTAACACAGAGTATGGTGTGTGGACTGATGAACAAGTACCAAATACTTATTCACATTATAGTGACATAGTAATGGAAACTTTATTACAAGAAGTAAAACCCGTTATGGAAAAACACACCGGAATAAAGTTAAGTCCTACTTATTCCTATGCAAGAATCTATAAAAAAGGAGATGTCTTAGTTAGACACAAAGATAGATATTCATGTGAGATATCTACTACATTAAATTTAGGTGGAGAGTCATGGCCTATATATTTAGATCCAACAGGTAAGCAGGGTCAAGCTGGAGTAGAAGTTAATTTGAATCCAGGAGACATGTTAATTTATTCTGGTTGTGATTTAGAACATTGGCGTGAAGAATTTAAAGGTAAAGATTGTGGACAAGTGTTTCTACACTATAACAAAAAAAATTCTAAAATGGCAAAAGAAAATGAATTTGATAAAAGACCTTTTTTTGGTTTACCTAGTTGGTTTAAAAATTTTAAACAACCTAAGAAATGAGAGTTATAGATAATTACTTAGGTGTTGATAAAAATAAAAATCTAAAAAAATTAATGGAATCTTCTGATTTTATGTGGTTAGCAGGAGACACAGACATAAACAATAAAGAACTTTTTAATTTTCAATTTAGCCATATTTTTTATAGAGATAATTATATTAACTCTAATTATTTTAAAAATTTAAATGATTTAATAACAAAAATTAAACCATTATCTTTAATAAGAATTAAAGCTAATTTAAATAGTATTACTCATAAAATAGTTAAATACCCTAAACACGTTGATCAAAAATTTAAATGTAAAATAGCTATTTATTACGTTAATAATAACAATGGTTATACGGTTATTGATGGTAAAAAAATAGACAGTAAACAAGATAGGATAGTTTTTTTCAATTCTGAAAAAGAACATTATGGAACAAGTTCTACAAACTGTAATAATAGAATGATTATTAATTTTAATTATTTTTAAAATAGTATATAGTAAATGCAGTAAGGGGAGGACCCACCACGAAATCCCCTTGCTTTAATCTGTTGAATTTATTAACAATCTAATATACTACCTAATAAACAGGTTTTTATATGCTACAAAAATTAGGCTTTGTCCCAGGATACAATAAACAAGTTACTGAACTAGGTGCTGAAGGGCAGTGGTTTGATGGTAACAATGTTAGATTTAGATACGGTTCTCCAGAAAAAATAGGAGGCTGGGATCAATTAGGTTCAGATAAATTAACAGGTGCCGGAAGAGCTTTGCATCATTTTGATAATAATGCAGGAGTTAAGTACGCAGTAATTGGTACAAATAGAATGTTGTATGTTTATTCTGGAGGCACGTTTTATGACATCACTCCAATAAGAACAACAATTAGTAATATTAATTTTACATCTGATTCAGGAAAACCAACGGTTACAGTCACATTCCCATCTTCTCATGGTATGGTGGAAGACGATATTATATTATTTGAGGATATTAGCGGAGTTACTGCAGTAGGTTCTACTTTTAATGACGCTTCTTTTGAAGACAAAAAATTTATGGCAACATCCGTGCCAACATCTACTACAATAACAATCACAATGCCTGCCAATGAAACAGGGACTCCTTTAAGTAATTCTGGAGATGGTAAAGGTGCTCCTTTTTATAGTGTGGGTCCGTCACAACAATTAGGTGGATTTGGTTGGGGTACAGCAAATTTTGGTGGAACTACTTCTGGTATTGCGACTACTACATTATCAACAGCTTTAACAAACACAACAACAACTAATATAGTTATAGCAAACTCAACAGCGTTTCCTGATTCTGGAGAAATTAGAATTGGTACAGAGGATATTAGTTACACAAACAATAACCAGGCAACAGGGACTTTAAGCGGAGGGGCTAGAGGTGTTAATGGTACAACTAAAGCTACACATAATGCAGGAGTAGCTGTAAGTAATATTTCAGCTTTTGTTGCATGGGGTGAATCTTCTACAGATGATGTAACACTTAACCCTGGCTTATGGGTATTAGATAATTTTGGTACAAAATTAATTGCTCTTATTTACAATGGTGCATGTTTTGAATGGGATGCACAACCTGCAAATGCTACTTCAATTAGAGCAACAATTATACCAAATGCCCCTACTGCATCTAGACATGTATTAGTATCTACACCAGATAGACACCTAGTATTTTTTGGAACAGAAACAACTCTTGGGGACCCAACAACTCAAGACGACATGTTTATAAGATTTTCTTCTCAAGAGAGTATTGATCAAACAGATTCATATACAGTTACTGCAGAAAATACTGCTGGTACACAAAGATTAGCTGCAGGTTCTAAAATTATGGGAGCTATTAAAGGTAGAGATGCAATTTATGTATGGACCGACACAGGATTATTTTTAATGCAATTTGTAGGTCAACCTTTTACTTTTTCATTTCAACAAGTAGGAACCAATTGTGGGTTGATTGGTAAAAATGCTTGCGTTGAAGTTGATGGTGTTGCTTATTGGATGTCTGAAAATGGTTTTTTTACTTATGATGGTCAATTAAAATCTATGCCTTGTTTAGTAGAAGACCATGTTTACGATAATTTAAATACTACAGCACGAGATTTAATTAACTGTGGACTAAACAATTTGTTTACAGAAGTAAATTGGTTTTATTGTAGTGATGGAGTTAATCAAATTGACAGAGCAGTCACATATAATTATTTAGAATCAAGTTCTAAAAGAACTGTATGGACAATAAGTTCTATAACAACAGAAACTAACTCTGCTGGAGCCGCTACAAAAATAGGTTTACCAAGAGCTTCTTGGGCAGATTCTGCTGTGTTTAAAAATCCACATGCAAATTATTATGATCCCGATAGTAATGCTTCTTATGACGTACAGGGTAACACTGACGGTTGTACAATATATTATGAACACGAAACAGGTACTGATCAAATTGATTCTGGAGGAGTGGTTACTCCATTAAAAGGAATAATTACATCAGGTGAATTTGATATTACACAAAAAAGATCTTCTTCAGGACAGTCTATAGGCATGCCTGATTTAAGAGGAGATGGAGAATTTATTGCAAAAATTAGTCGTATTATACCTGATTTTATTGAACAAGTAGGAGACACTAGAGTTTCTCTAGTTACTACAGACTACCCAATTAATGTACCTGTAGTTATACCATTTGATATAAAGACAACTCAAACAAAACAAGATACAAGGGTCAGAGCTAGAGCAATTGCTTTACAAATTTCTAACATAGCTGCCGCACAAAATTGGAAAGTAGGTACATTTAGGTTAGACATAATGCCTGACGGGAGGAGAGGATAATGGTAGCATTCTATAATGCAAAAGACCGAGCTATCTATGATGCTGGAGATAAATTTATTTCTCAAAGCAAATATTTACAAAATGATTATATTCCTACAGAAGGTATAAGTTATGAAGGAGATGGTTCTCCTGTATCTTACGCTAATTCTATGGGTGGAATTATGACTCAAGCTCCTATTCCTAGACCCTTACAATATATACGAGAAGGTGGTGGCGGCGGAGGTAGAGATATTACAGGTCCCCCTGATCTAGGTGAAGTTACTGCAGATGATTATGGGTCAGGTACTAAAGGTAATATGGGAATGACAGACGAAGAACAGGACGCTATAAACGCTATGAATAAAGGAGCAACGATTGGTCCGGGAAAAGCTTTTGGTTATACACTGGGAACGGCATTTGCTCCTACAATGACTATGGGTCTTATTCATAGGGATAGAAAAAAACAGGAAGCAGAACTACTTGAAACAGCGAAAGCGGCAGCAAGACAAGCAGATAGAGACAGAGAAGTAAAAAGTATTCAAGGGAGATTAGATTCAGGTATGAGTTTAAGTGATATAGGTAGAGAATCTTATACAGGTCCTGGACAAGCTTTTGAAGCAAGAAGTACAGGAACTGGAAGAGGTCCTAAAAAAGATGGTGGTAGAGCCGGATACTTCTTTGGTGGTAGAGTAAACTATAAACAAGGTGGTAGAACAGGATATGCAGGTGGTTATTCTGTACAAGATGATATGGGTGACTATGCTGAAAACGTTGGTAAAGAAGCAGCTCCAGGTGGAGGATTTGTAGGCGAGGGTGGTGATGGTGGTGGTACTAAACCAACTTTTTATGGTAAAAACAACAACATTATAACAACAGATTTTATAAGTGAAAACCCTAACCTTACAGTTGATTACACAGACCCTAGAAATTACGCTTCGGTATATGGCAAAATTGGTTTTAATAATATTTTAGATAATGATGATATTACAGCAGAAGGAAATGTAACAGGAAAACTTGGTTCAATTG